CCTGTTGTAGCGAAAAGCTCGTTCAAACGTTTGAACGAGCGCCCCTGTCTATCAGCGATCCAGTAATACTTAAAATCGCCGAAAGCGATGGTCTTCGCACCGGCTTCAATTGTCGGTACATATGCAGACGTGTAGACGGGGCGGTTTAGGATGGTATCGGGAGTACCCGCAGTCAAAGAAGGCTGCCACAGATATTGCCCCTGTCCGTCCTTCAGCTTACGAATCGCCTTAACCGTGGAGTCGTTCATCACGAACACAGCCTTTTTGCGGTAAGGAGATTTCAAGGAATAGAACAGGTCGATAACTTCATCAACAGTTATCGCGGTAGCGCCTGCGGTTGTGACTCCAAGTTGTGCGCCACCTGTTGCAGCGAAAATACCTGTAGGCTTACCGGAACCGTCGCCTACAAAGAAGGCTTCTTCTTCCTTAGATCCGATACGGCGGGCAAATTCGGTGCTGATATAGCTTGGTAGATCAAAGACCGAATCGTTGAGCAGTTCATCAGACACCTTAATGAAGGTACCAAGTTTGTATGCTCCGATAGAGGTTTGACCGAAAACCTCATCGGTATCGGGATAAAGCTCTTCTTCATCGAGCCACGAGGCTGTACCGTGTGTAGTGACTACCGGAATTTTGCGGTCGCCGCTGGAGGTCTGAATGATTTTTGCCAGCTTACGGAAAATATTTTCTTCCTCCAAAGACTGTACGAGTGTGCGTTCAAACTCATCCGGTACAAGGTAGCCGCCCTCGCTGTCTTCTCCGACTTCCAAAGCGTTTCTAATATCATAATGCGGATTTTTAGAGCGCATCACGTTCCAGAACGCCTTTTTGTATTCATCTGAAGCTCTCCCTGTTTTGGTATCAGCACCGGGAACGGCGGGTTTGGCTGTTAGAGGTGTGTTCAGTGGCTTTGATAGCTCACGATCAAGGGCTTCCTGTTTTTCAAGTCGTTCAATTTCCTTACCAAGAGCTACAACATCGGCTTCCATTTTGTCGTAGGTAGCGGTATCTTCAGCGGAAACCATACCGTCCGTACCGCGTTTTGCGTCGAGGAAAGCTTTAGCAGCCTCCCATGCTTTTGCGCGTTTTTCGCGCAGTTCAAGAATTTTACTCATTGTTATTTCCTCCTTTAAATTAGTGCAGAATTAAAGAAAGCCGCTTATCCAGCGACTCAATGGGTGTACCTTTGTTCTGTTTGGATATCTTGGGTTTAACCTTGTCAAGTAAAGAGTTTGTTACAGCCCGACGGCTGAAAGCGAATGTCACATCCTCTGCTTGCACACGCTTTTTCTCATCTTCCAAAATTCCGTCTGCAAACCCAAGTTCTATGGCTTTGTTGGCATTTAGCCAAGTTTCGGCATCCATAAGGTGGGAGAGTTTTGTTCGTGATTGCCCGGTTTTGATTTCATAGGCATTGATGATGCTTTCCTTTACCTCCGAGAGCATTGCAATGGCTTTCTGCATTTCCTCACTGTCGCCGATTGCGATAGTCAGTGGATTGTGTACCATCATGAGAGCGGTAGGGGCCATTAGCACAGTTGTTCCCGCCATCGCAATAACGCTCGCTGCTGATGCGGCAATACCGTCAATCTTGACTGTGACCTTGCCTTTGTAGTCCATGAGCATGGCATAAATCTGACTTGCGGCAATACAGTCACCGCCCGGAGAGTTGAGCCAAATAACAATGTCACCCTCACCGGCATTCAAATCTGCTTTGAAAGCCTTAGGGGTGACATCATCGTCAAACCATGATTCTTCTGCAATCACGCCGTCAAGGTAGAGCGTTCGTGTGCCGGATTCCTCATCCCGCACCCAGTTCCAGAATTTGCAGGTAGCACCCGCTGGCAAATTGCTTATATTACTTTGTGCGGATTGAGGCATTTCTGCCCGCGTTGTTTGTTTCATCAGAACCTTCCTCCGTTTCTGTTTTATTGGGTGCAGGCTCAGCCTGCTTTGCGAACGCACCTGCGTCCTGTAATTTGGTCATCGCACCGTTGATAAGGTAGAGATCTCCTCCAAACTCCGCCGGAATGCGATCGAGATTTTCTAGCTCACGGATATCGTTTGCGCTCATCCACCCGTTCTGCCTTGCGGTTGCATATCCGCTCATGCGGGAAACATAGTCGCCTCGAAGCAAGCCGTCTACATTAAACTTAATGAATACGATTGGCTTTTCGCTTTCCATAAGCAGTGCACGACACATGGACTGCTCCCAGCGCACTACCCACGGATCGAGCGTGTACTTTACAAACTCAAGCGACTGTTGCTCGATGTTGCTGAATGAGGATTTTTCCAAGTCAGCAAGCATATGAGGCGGCACTCTGAAAATACGGGCAATTTCGTTTATCTGAAACTTCCGGGTTTCCAAAAACTGCGCCTGCTCGGGTGAGATGCCTATCGGCTGATACTTCATACCCTCCTCGAGAACAGCCACGCGGTGCGCATTTTGTGAGCCTTGGTAGGCGGCGTTCCAGCTTTCCTTGACCTTTTGCGGGTCCTTTATGGTACCGGGGTGTTCAAGCACACCGCCCGGTGCTGCTCCGTTTGCGAAAAACTTCGCGCCGTATTCTTCAGTAGCAATAGCAAGTCCCACTGCATTTTTTGCCATAGCTATGGGTGAGTAGCCAATAAGTCCGTCAAAGCCTAAGCCCGGTATATGCAAAACTTCGGACGGCGAGAGATATACCTGACTGTCATCGCCAAGAGTAGGCGCATCGTCACTAGTGCGGGAGTAAAGATAAAACAACCGACCTTTACTGTCGCGGTCAACTGTCATTTTGTTCGGCATGAGAGGATAGAGAGCGATTACCTCACCACGGGCGTTTCGAATTATCTGTGCATAAGCATTGCCCCATAACAAAAGATGACTCATCAGCGTTTCGCGGAACGCAAATGAAGTCATCTCAGGGTTCGGTTCATCATGGAGCAGTTTATATAAAGGGTGCTTTAAATATTTCTCTTTGCCGCCCGAATCATTATATCTGTACACGTGAAGCGGAAGCCCCGCCAATGTTTCAGACAGTATCCTCACACAGGAATAGACCGCTGTCATTTGCATGGCTGTATGTTCGTTAACCGGCTTTCCGGCACTTGTGTTTCCGAAAAAGAAGCTGTAGCGGCTACCTACAAGTGCATTTTTAGGTTTGTCTCGTGCCTTGAATATTCCTTGTAAGATTCCCATAGACATCACTCTCCTTTGCTAAAAAATAAGCAGACCGCGTTTGTCATAGACACTCTCGCCATTGTCGTTTCCGCAACGAATCGCACGGTCGAGTGCCATAATCGTTGCCACAGCGCCATCGATTTTTTCAGTTGACTTTTCTTTATCTGCCTTAATATTGCCTGCAGGGTCGGTGCGGATAAAGATGTTGTCCATCATCCAGCGAAGAACAGGATGACCGCCATGAGCAATTTTTTGTTCCAGTGTCAGTTTCATCAATTCTTTTGTGGGTGGAGACATATCCTTAAAGCCTTGCCCAAAGGGCACGACTGTAAAGCCAAGACCTTCAAGGTTCTGCACCATCTGTACAGCCCCCCAGCGGTCAAAGGCTATTTCACGGATGTTATATTTTGTACCGAGTTCCTCGATAAAGGCTTCGATGAAACCGTAATGCACAACATTGCCTTCAGTTGTTTTGAGGAAACCCTGCTTCTGCCATAAATCATAATTCACATGGTCACGTCGAACACGCAAATCAATGTTGTCCTCCGGCATCCAGAAAAACGGCAAAACAGTGTATTTATCATCCTCGTCGAGCGGTGGAAAGACCAGCACGAAGGCTGTGATATCAGTGGAAGAGGAGAGGTCAAGCCCGCCATAGCAGACGCGACCTTCGAGCGACTCGGGATCTACCTTAAACGCACACTGATCCCATTTATCCATTGGCATCCAGCGTACAGACTGTTTTACCCACTGGTTCAGCCGGAGTTGCCGGAAGCTGTTCTCCTCAGCCGGATTTTGCTTTGCACTCTCACAAGCTGCCTTTACCTTGTCTAATCCTATTGTGATGCCAAGAGAGGGGTTTGCTTTTTTCCATACTTTTGGATCCGTCCAGTCATCCGTTTCCGCAGCCCCAAAGATTACAGGATAAAATGTTGGATCCGTCTTGCGTCCTGATAGAATATCCAGTGCTTTTTGATGCACTTCATAACAGATGGAGTTCGTATTGTCGCCAGCAGTTGTAATCAAAAAATATAGTGGCTGCATTCGGGCATCTCCGCTACCCTTGGTCATAACGTCAAAGAGCTTTCTATTAGGCTGTGTATGCAATTCATCGAAAATAACCCCGTGGGTATTGAATCCATGCTTATTTGCCACGTCCGCGGAGAGCACCTGATAAGTACTCTCCGTGGGCATATATACAAGGGTTTTTGTCGATTCAGTTATCTTAACCCGCTTTGTTAATGCCGGTGATTTGCGCACCATCGCCACAGCAACCTCAAACACAATCTTTGCTTGGTTCTTATCCGAAGCACAGCTATATACCTTAGCGCGCTGTTCGCCATCGCCACAAGTCAACAAAAGTGCAACTGCCGCGGCAAGCTCTGACTTTCCATTCTTTTTTGGTATTTCGATATATGCTGTATTAAACTGACGGTAGCCGTTTGGCTTCAGAACACCAAACACATCTCGAATGATCTGTTCCTGCCAATCTATAAGTTCAAAAGGACGACCGTCCCATATGCCGCTGGTATGACGTAAGGCCTGAATGAAAGCGACAGCATAGTCGGCGGCTTCCTTGCAGTAAACGGAATCCTTCATCATAAAACGAGTTGGTGTGTATTTCTTTAGTTTTCGTATATCAGCCGCCTCCTTTCAAAATGGCATAAAAAATGACCTGCCACAGGCAAGCCTACTTAATCTATCTGTACGAGAAACAGAGCCGTTTTCGGACTGTTCTCCGGTTAATATATATTTATTTATCCTCTTCACCGGTCAGTATGAAATGGGCATATTCCTTGTGGTTTTCGTCGAGATAAACGACCAGCTCATGGAAACCCATGTCGTAGGCGATGCGCTGCACCGTCGCTACATCAAACATATTCGTCAGGCCAGTGTTGCGGATGGCGAGTATCTGTTCCTTTAACCTTTTATTCATTTTCGTCCTCCTTTGAATCCTCGACAGCCTGCTTTAAAATGCTGATGTCGAAGTCCCCACTCTTGTAACCCTCAAGTATGATGCTGTAATAATAGCAACTGGGAGTGCCAAGTGGTCTGCCTTCATTCATGATGTACACCATAGTTTCCACGTTCTTTTTTCCAAGTCTCACTTTGACCTTTTCTTTGCGATAGAGGAACGGGAAACCTTCGTAGCGGTCGAGTGCCGCTTCGTCAGCCGGAGTTATCTCCCACAGCAGGCATGGCACAGTCTTGCCCTTAAACGGCTCCACGGTCGCTACAGCGCCGCCGCGTCCGCCACGAAACAATAACTGATAGTCTTTCAAAACAACCTGCCCGACAGGCTTCGCTGTGGGGCAACGGTATGCCATTTGCTCAAGGTTAAGGTTTGAGCCATAGGCAAGATAAAGTGTTTTATTCATTGTCTTTGTCCTCCTTGTTTTTGTGGGGCAACCGTTTAGGCTGCCCGAAATCGCCAAGCCGCCGAGCCGTCAAGGTGGGCGGTTAAGTGCTCCCGGCAATTTGCGAATTCCTCGCCAATGAAACCAATGCGGTTGAGGTAGGTTCGCATCGCGAACTTTTCATTCTCAACCTGCGGTTTCTTTGCCGAAGCGCATTTCTGTGTCAGCGCCTGGCGATTGAGAGCGAGGGCGAGAACAATGTAGCTTCTTATCTTACCCGCATGCAACTCGCTGTTGAACCCCCTGAGCTCGACCGTATGGTTGCCCGTAAAAAAGCTGTGCAGGTTAAGAAAGTGGTATCGGCTTGAATGGTAGTGACGGCTGGTGCTTTCGCTGTAGTCCTCATACCAAAGGCTCTCAATGGCTCCCATTGTTTTTGGTTTGCGTCGGTTTAATTTCTCGACCAGAAGGCTATCCATCTTTTTGCAGTAACTCATCCGTTCTGGTGCTATTTGTAAAGCCTTGTAAAAAAGGTCGTTCTTGCTGGCGATGATGTTCACAAAGTTCCTTATGCTCCTCGGCGTGTGGTCTGCACCGTCAAGGTGTATATGTATTCCACAGGAGTTGTTTGTAAACCCACCGGCGTGGCGAAGCTGCCTGACCAGTTCCTGCAGCGTTTTTATATCCTCGCGATAAGTTAGGATGGGGCTGACCAGTTCTACGCTGTAATCTCGTGTAGCAGCAACCTTTTGGCGTCCTTGTTTCTTTTGGCAGGAAATGCTGCTGTCGCTCATAAACTTCCAAATCCGTCCGTCCGGGGCCGTTACCTTCTTTGTGTCGTAGTAATCACATGTGTGTGTAACCGTCCCGCCAAAATAGTTTGCTGCGACTTTGGCCGCCTCGTCTCTTGTGATGCCAGTCAACTCAATCTCGATGCCGAATTTCGTTGTAAACATTGTGTCTTGCTCCCTTCGTGCTGTGTGTTTTCCCTTGCGGTAGGTTACATATAGCCATAGAAGACACAGCATAGCAAGGCAATTACACGATATAAATCGGCATATACTACACAATCTTTGTTGCTCGTAAAACTACTGTAATTGTGTATTTTTCAATTAAATTTTCCGGCATATATCCTCGCCATATACGATATGAAGCGTGCTGCCGTTGTCCCATGAAACCATTATGCTTCCAATGTCATCCACACCCGTGACCGTTCCTTTAGTACCAATAGGAGGAGCTTGTATGTCATCCATTTTTATCAGTTCCACACGGCACCCGACGGGATATTGAGCGCGGATACGTTCGACGGTTTCTCTTGAAGGTAATCTATTGCTCATCACCTGTACCACCTTTCGGATTTTTGAATGCGCTGCTGCCGGAGAGGTTTTTCAGCAGGATTTTTCTGCTAACCTTGTATTCGTCACCAATAAAGCCGAGGGAGAGCAGCCAGCAGCGCATGGCGTACTTTGGATTATCAACCTCACGTTCTTTGGCACTGACTCGCTGCTTTTCTTTTGCCGTTTCACAGAGCTTCGTTATTAGTGTGGTATAAGCGTGAACCGAATCGCTGTCTAAGTTTCCTTTGAACCACGGGAATCGGAGAGTGTTTTCTGTTTGCTGAATGGGCAAATCGGGGGCACCTAATGCTGCCTTGAGTAACGATTCCTTTGCGGTGACCAGTTTAGCAAGGTTATCAAGTTTTTCAGGAGTGAAGCCTGTCAGCGGCATCTCAATAACAAGCTTGTCGTCATCATTGGTGTCACTGCCGTCCTTTTCTGCTTCAAAGCCCAATTCATGCAGCCACTCTATGAGGTTTTCGATTTCCACGCTATCACTACGGTTATCAAAGACAACGGTGCCGTTTTTATCAACAGTGAAATAATCAATCTCGTAAGAGAAGCTCGGTGCACCCAAATATTTAGGTTCAGCTTCCAAAATATCGCCCATTGCCCGAACGAGACGCTTGCGCTCGTCGCCGGTAATGTTATACCGGACTTCAAATGTGTTTTGTTCCATGCACTTACCACCTTTCTGCGTTCTACGCAGGTCATATAGAGCCATAAAATCTGTAGAATAGCAAGCGTTATTCTACAGACTTTTTGACATCTCTATATGCAGTTTTTTGTGTATCGCGCATAAGGTAAACGTCGGTATCCGAGCCTTTTTGCTCTATGTATCGTTTCACGATAACATCGGCATAACGCTCATCCAACTCAATCGTATAGCAAATGCGTCCTGTCTGCTCGCAGGCAATGAGAGTGCTGCCACTGCCGCCGAACGGGTCGAGTACAATGTTGTTTGTCAGCGAGCTGTTCATAATCGGATATGCGCACAGTGCCACAGGTTTCATTGTAGGATGATGTTTGCTCTTGGTTGGCCGGTCAAAGTTCCATGTCGTGCGCTGTTTACGGTCGGCATACCAGTTGTGATCGGCTGTTGGCTTCCAGCCTACTAGAATAGGTTCATGGTTGTATTGATAATCGCAGCGCCCCAAGACCGGTGTATTCTTTATCCATATACAAGTCTGATGACAGAAGAAGCCTGCTTCGGTAAATGCTGTCCTGAAGTTGACTGTCTCACGATCAGCGTGGAAAACATAAATGCCGCCACCGTCTACCAACGCATCATACATGCACCGGTATGCCGAAAGCAGGAATGCGTGGAACTTGGTACTTTCCATATTGTCATTTTTAAGTTTTCCCGCAGTGCCTTTATAGTCCACATTGTATGGTGGATCTGTGATCACGAGATTTGCTTGCTGACCGTCCAGCAGCTTTTTATATGTTTCCGCTTTTGTAGCATCGCCGCAGATAAGGCGGTGCCGTCCAAGCAGCCAGATGTCTCCCTGCTTAGAAATGGGCGTTTCAGGTAATGGCTCGTCAAAATCGTCCTCTTTTATTCCTCCGACTATACTATCCCTGAACAACGCATCCATCTCTGCAGCGTCGAAACCCGTAAGAGATACATCAAAGCCACTTGCACCGATATCCTTTAAAAGGTCGGTCAAAAGCGGGATATCGAACTCGCCAGATATCTTGTTGAGCGCCACATTTAAGGCTTTTTCCTTTTGCTCATCGATGTCCAGCACCACGCAATCCACAACGGTATATCCGAGTGCCACCAATACCTTGTACCGTTGATGGCCACCGACAATATTGCCCGTGCGTTTATTCCATATGATAGGCTCAACATAGCCGAACTCCTCAATGGAGCGGCGCAGCTTTTCATATTCAGCATCACCGGGTTTAAGGTCTTTTCGCGGATTGTATGCTGAAGGGTTTAACTTCTCAATTGATAATTTCTGTATATCCATATCATACCTCCAGCTTTACAGCAGTCTCACCGGTGAATGTCTCCCAGCGCTTTACAATGAGGTCACAATAGACCGGCGAAATTTCCATCGCATAGCACCTGCGTTCGGTCTGTTCACAGGCGATGAGCGTCGTTCCACAGCCCGCGAAAGGTTCAAGTACCACACCGCCACGGTCAGAATGCATTTTAATGCATCGCCACGGCAACTCGACAGGAAACATAGCAGGGTGATCTTTATTGGCTCGCACGGTAGATATTTCCCAGATACCGGCGTAGCCCCAGTTTTTACGCTCATCCTTGGTGAGCCGCTTCACAAACTTATAGGAATGGCCGGCGAATGCCGAAACCCAGGCAAACTCTTGGTCGTTGTATTCATCAGTTTCCTGCGCAGCCAGCGCCGTGATATATTCGTACTGCTGCACCGGTTTATTTGTCACAAGGTGATAGGGTGAATTACCGAAATTCATGCCTTGCTTTTTCCAAATGCGAATCCAGATAGGACGAAAGCCGTTGTCAGCAAATAGTCCAATGCTATACATTTCGGTTGGTTCAATAAACTGGGTACCTGTGGCATATAGGTCTCCGATGTTCCAACAGACAATGTCTGCGTTTTTACAGATGTTCTTTATAGCGGGGCGCATCGTTTCAAACCACGGTTCGATCCCGGCTTTTTCATATTCTTTTCCGACGCCGTATGGAGGAGAGGTAACTGCGCACTGAGCGTGGGCACCGTCCATCAGATGGTCGAAATCCACCTCGCTGGTACTGTCGCCGCACAAAAGTCTATGCTGTCCAAGCAGCCAGATATCTCCTGTATGAGTTCGTGTTTCGCCAGCAGCTTCAATGGCTTCCTTTTCTTTGTCTACGTTGAAGTCATCCTGTATGGCTTCTTTCGAGTAAAATTTATTTAAGAGCGCGTCTACTTCGTCAGCATCGAAGCCTGTTAGGGATACGTCAAATGTAGATGCGTCAAACTCTGCCATGAGCGATGCCAGCTTTGCTTCGTCCCAATCGCCCTGTATTTTATTAAGTGCAAGGTTAAGTGCCTTTTCACGTTTGTCATCAAGCTCAACAATCACGCAGTCGATTTCCGTCTGCCCAAGGTCGAGTAGCACTTTCAACCGCTGGTGACCTCCAACCACGTTACCGGTGGTCTTATTCCAGATGATCGGCTCCACATAACCGAACTCCGCAATAGAGCGTTTGAGCTTTTCGTATTCCTTGTCACCCGGTTTAAGATCTTTTCGTGGGTTATATGCAGCCGGATTGAGCTTTGCCGCGGGTATCTTTTCAATCAGCATATTTCTCAGCCGCCTTTCTTAACTCCTTATAACAATCCACGTTTTCCCACGGAAAGAGACAGGAATTGAAATGACCATATGCCGCCGTGCTTTCATATATGGCTGTACGCAAACGCAGCTTTTCAATGATAGCGGCGGGACGCAAATTAAAGACTTCTTGCACAATCAAGGTAAGCTGCTCATCTGTCAGCTTGCTTGTTCCAAATGAAGTGACCGCTACTGCCACGGGATTTGCCTTACCGATGGCATAAGAAAGAGCGACCTCGCATCTTTCAGCTAAGTCGCTCCACACAATGTTCTTCGCGATATACCGTGCCATATATGCACCGCTGCGGTCAACCTTCGTCGGATCTTTGCCGCAAAGGGCTCCGCCGCCGTGAGACGCAAGACCACCATAAGTATCCACCATGATTTTTCTGCCCGTCAGTCCTGTGTCAGCAGCGGGGCCGCCCTCTACGAAACGCCCGCTGGGGTTAATGAGTATTTCGGTATCATCGTCCATTGGGAAATCCTCAAAACATTGCCACAAGACATTATTCATAATATCCGTTCGCAGCTGCTCCTGCGTTTTATTCGCCTCATGCTGGACAGAAATCACCACAGCCTTCACACGTTTGGGTTTACCATCTTCATATTCGACAGTAACCTGACACTTGCCGTCCGGTAGAATGCCTTTGATGAGTTTACCTTCGCGGCATTCATCAATGCGCTTGGCAATGCGATGCGAGAGTACTAGCGGCAAAGGCAAATACTCTCGCGTTTCCTTTGTTGCGTACCCGTATACTGTGCCTTGGTCACCTGCGCCGACAGATCCGAAAGGATCGCATATGCCGTTTCGCGCTTCAATTGCCGTATCCACACCGGCTGCGATATCCGCACTCTGTCGATGAACGAATACGAACACAGTAAACTTCCAAGGATTATACCCGACCTCGCGCAGGACATTTCGCACGATAAA